TTTTAAACTCTGGTTTTAAAACAATTTCTGGAATGACAATTCCTGGAGCAATAATTCTAGAAACTTGACCTTGATAATCAATCAGGTTCATCGTCAAATTTCCAACGCTTCCTTTTCCCTGTTCGGGTTCAATACGCTGAGAAATAGACATCGATGAATCTAAAATAATATAGGGCTTGATTGAATCTAAACCTCTTAATCCGCCATACACAAGCCCAGGTAAGCCATACACAAGCCCAGGATCTCCATAGCGTACCAGAGTAAATGTTTGCGATATTCCAAATATTTCATCTAACCCCTCAATCTGCATGACAATAGCAAGATTTTTAGAATTCAACTGATTATAAATCAGATATTTTTCTGGATATCCTGATAAGTTAGGCATTATTTTCCTCTCAAGGACCTAAATATTTCACTGACCATGCAACCACAATGCTCACATTGGCAGACTCTGCATCAATCGTCACAGTACCAGCAGATGCAGATGTTTGTATTTTAATGGTGAAAGCTGCGTAACTAATCGCATTATAATATCCAATTAAAGTGACACTTGCGCTATCATTGGCTTGAGATGCTCTGATTGCCGCTGTATCTAAATTACTTGTACCATCAAAAAAAGCAGCTGTTGCAAAACCTCCATTGGAACTTTCAGCTAAAGTAAATCTTGCACTAATTTCATATCCTCCTAAATAAGGAGGATTAAATACAATTCCAGGAAGTTTATCAGACCCAGACAGCGCTGATGTGACCGTTCCAAAGTTTCTTGAAAAAGTCGTTGTGAAAGTAGAAGTAGAATCCGCAGTTGGATCTCCTAATGCAGTATTGGTTCTAGCCCATGAGCTATCGGATCCATGATTGCCGAACCAACTTGCCGATTCAAGTAACCAAGGGATAGGAGAGATATTTGCTATATTTGTATTCCATGTTCCAGCAGTGGCCTGGTTAGTGAGTAATCGCCGAATCAAACGAACCGGAACTCCGGTTCTTGCAGTTGTAGAATAAAGAACATCTCCCGAATCAGAAGAAGTATTTAAAACCGTGGTATTTTGTAATACTCCCTCATCCCATTTCCTAGATCCAGAAATTGCAATCTCATTTGCTCCAACATTATTTAAAAGATAAACATAAAGATAAGCATTCACTCCGCTCGCTGTTCCTAGTGTCGCTCCGCTTGGAACTGTTAAACTTAAAGAAGAAGTTGTTGAAATGACATCAAATCCACCGCCTGTAACAGGAACTTGCCTATATCCTACTTCCACTGAACCTGCACCTGTTGCAGGAGTTGTGACTCCGTCCATTTGAGTGAGATTTAATGTGAGCGCGCTCGCTGCAACAGAGCTTGCTAATCCTAAATTATAAAGCTCTTCACTAAAAGTACCAGAAGCTCCACTGCCTCCGCCGCCTGATGCTGCGATAGTAATTTGTTGACCCACTTGAGATAAGCTCACACTCGCACCCGCAACTAAAACAACATCTCCTGTCAGAGCTGGATTTCCTTGAGCTGAAATCGAATCGACATGCCCTGTCGCTGATATAATAATGATCTGACCTGATTGACTTGCTTGGGCACCTGACGCACCTGCAATGAGTACAGCTCCAGTGAGCGGTGCATAACCACTAGCTGCAATGGATCCAACTGCGGATGCAATAGGTGGCCCTTGACCATCGGTTCCGTCATGATTATGTCCTGTAGCGCCTGCGAACTTATTAGCAAGAATCGCTAAAGCAACTTCATAAGAATCCCCATTTGAAATCGTATTTGGAGTCGCATTATAAACTGTTCCTGATGTCGATTCAGATACTCCAGTTGCGTTATAAATATTATTTACAGCCTGTTGGATGTCTGCAATCGAAGGACCTGATAAAGGATGATTGAAACCTAAAGTATTTGGCATCGTATCATTGACATTTTTATTGATGAAAGCTGGATTAGTAATCGCTTGACTGACTGCTTGACCATCACTGACGCCCATAAGATTCTCCTAACTTGGCTGTGCAAAAGCCTGATTCTGCAATATAATTCTAAAATTCAAAGCCCCTGTTTGATATAAATTTGGGAAATTGGGTAACATCTCTTTCATCTGAAATCCTAATCCTTTTGATTCATAGACTGTTTTTTCTAAAGTCACCTCATAAACAACATCTGTATTTGTAATCTCTGGAATAAAATCAAAAGGTCTTTGTTGAATCGACCATGTGAAGAAATTAACCCATGCGGGTAAATTGATAGAAGGTTCATATTTAAATTCTAAATCAATAAATTTTTGAATTGCAAAGACAACAGATTCTTTCAGTCCTGATGCACTTACGTTGACCGCTCCAAATACTTTTCCTTGATGTAAATCTGATAAATAATTATAAGCTATAAACTCTGGGATAAGAGCTGTTCCAACAGTAGATGCCCCTATATAAGAAGTAGATCCTGTATAATCCAGTGGTAAAAATCCAATGACACTGGATACACTTGTATTGATATTGAGACCTGTTAAAAATAAAAGATCTAAATAAGTTCCTGTAGTTGTAATGGCTAATCGATTTTGAATCCCACCTAATATGTTTCGATTGACAGTACAAGAGTAACTATTCACTGCATCCACTGCTTGCATCGCATTAGCAACTTCTACTGCAAGGCTTGTTAAAGAATAAAAACCAGGATCCAGTTGCGCATGAAGCTCAGGTCCACCCATTTCAGCTCGAAAATCTAAACTCCCATTAAGAGTTGTAATCTGTATTCCGTAATTCATGAGGCTTCGTGATGTTAAAGCCATGTCTTAAACCCCTATCTTATTGTAGTTAAAATCGGTTGCATCGGTTTCTTGTCTCACCATCTCCATTAACGTTCGTTGAGTTTCTGAAGTATTAAAGAGATTTCCTGCAATATTGACTGAAACTGTTTTTTGAGGCAAAATATTTTTAGAAACATTAGATGCCTGACTTTGATCTACAGGCATGGCCACCCCAGTTTCACTTCCCAACCCTCCCCCCATTCCTCCTGCTGGAATAGCGCCCGATGAGCTGCCCCCTGACATCGACCTTAAAGCTCCACCGAGTGCAATTAAACCAACACCAGCACCGATTTGAATTGGGTTAGGTGGCCATAAACCTGCTAACATAAACATCGATCCTTTTGCAATAGCCTCATCTGCGATCACGTTTAAGATAATACCTTTAATCGCTGCGGCAGCTGATTTTGCAATGTTTGCTCCATTTGCAATTTCAGCTCCCATTTTTTCAAAAGCATAAGTAGAATGCCTTTGAAAAGATTGCATGACTGCTTGACCCATTTTCCCAAAATCTTGTAAATCTTTTCTGCTACGCATGGATTGAGCTGCAAATGCTCTGCCCACTCCTTCAGCTGCATTTTCAGAGTTTCTAACATAATTATCCAGCATTTGATTTCTTTGCTGGTCATTATTCATTTGTAAACGAAGGAGTTCCTCTTCATGAACTTTCTTCTCTTCGAAAAGCATTTCATCTTTTTGACTCTCGGTTAGATTATTATTTTCTTTAATCTGCTGAATCTTCTGCTGATACATCTCTTCTTGTATTTCGTTTTGTTCACGAATATTAGTTTCCATTTGCTCAAAAGATTGAACATTCTCAGCTCTTTGATCGAGGTATCTTTTTCTAATATCTAAAAGATCTTTTTGGAATTTCTCTTCATTTTTCTTCTTAGCCTCATGATTAACGATGTCATCATCACTTCGACCTCCCTCACCTCCACGTCCTTGTCTTTGCTTTTCACCCTCTCTCTCCTCATTATGTAGGGCTTGATTCTTAGCTCGGATGGCATCAACTTGCTTTTGTTGTTCTGCAAGCGCTAGATTCAGAGAATTCAGATAAGCAATGTTATCTTCATTTCTCATGTCAGGCTTAGTCTGATTAAATAGATCAATTTGTTTTTGAAGATCTTTCAATTTATTTTCAGAACGAGTCAGCTGAGCATTGGATTGATCCATGCCTTCAGCGAAATTGGCTTGAAAATAAGTCTTTAAAGAAACCGCAGCATCTCTTACTCCAATGAGAAATCGCTTGAGTCCTGGACCTATTGTTTTATCAAAGACTAAAATGAAAATATCACCGATCTCTGACATTGCATTTTTAGTCACAGCTAGGATGGATTTTGTTTGATCTAGATCTCCACTCACTCCTTTGAATCGCTCAGAGCCTTGTGCAAGTGTTGCATTGAGTATCGCTTGTCTTTTTCCTGCCTCACTGATTTCATTGGCAGCTATTCCATTGGCTTTAGCAAATTCTTCAACTGCTTTTTTAGCATCAACGGTAATTCCATAATGCTTCAGCATCCTGGCATTCCCATTGGCTATGGCTGTTGTAATATTTTCAAAATTAGACTGTAAATCACCCCCAAAGACTTGAGTTGATTTTCTTGCAAGCTCCATGATTTCTGGGAGTTTTTCGGCTGATTTTCCCATTTTAACAATGGCTTTATTGGCGATCTCAAGTAAGTCATTATTATCAATCAGTCCTGCGGACGACCTATCTAATCCTTCTTTTAAGGCACTTGTACTAATACCAGCTGAACTTGTGAGCTCTTTAAATTGAGAATCGATTTGCTTCAGATGGTCAGCTTCGATACTTAAATCAATGGCTGATTTAAAAGCATAAGCAGCAGCACCTAAAGTACCTAAAGCGAGAGTTGCACCTTTTAAATTATCAACGAGTCCTTTAATTCCATCAGCACTTCCGATCTTAGAGATCACTCCTTGTGCTTTGAGTCCAGCATCAGTGAAATCTTTGACATCTAAATCGAGTACAAATTTGACTTCTTTATCCGCTGCCATTGTTATTTATCCTTTTTGGACTATACCCTTGAGAGCGTTTTAAGTTACTCATCATACGACCTAAGATCATTTTAGCTTCTTGAGATTTTAAATCAACAGTAGGTCCTTGAGGTTTTTGAGGCATTTGTTTGAGTTTCGGATCAATGATCTCACTATAAAAACTCTCTACAGCTTTATAATAATCTAGGCTCGATATCCCATTTGCAGCGTTGATTCTTAAAGTCTCACGATATTCTTGAGCCTGAAGTTTCAAACCCTGCTGATAAAATGCAAAAAATGCTTTGATCGGGAGTTCTTTTATTTGTTCGAAGCTAAACGAATAGAACCGAGAAAGGAATGCAAAGATCGGGAGAAAATAGAACTGCGGGAGTTGATTTGATTCAAAATCTTTTTTTTTTCAGTATCATCGACTGCTACCATGTCTGGAGCTGTCTGACCCGTAATATGACGGATCATGAGATTCAGTAACGCATGGAGCTGAGCGATCTTTGCTTTTCGAATATCTGATATCGATATCCTAGGACACAGAGTCGATATAAAATCATAGTAAGCCTGATAAATATCATCCTCATTGAAGTCTTCATTATTTTTATCTTTGAGTACATTTTCTAAATCTTGTAGAGCCCGTGAGACGATCATAAAATTATGAGTCGTCATAGGCTCTATGATATATTCCTTACCTAGATATTTAAAACCAATAGGCTGAGAGATGAGGTCATCCAAATCTGCAATGAGATTGACCCTTCTTTTTTCATCTCTACTCGGCATGAGTTTATGCAAAACTCCCATGAGTTCTCCTAGTTATAATTCGATGCTGTCGTTGCGATCGTGAAACTATCATTCAGAGCAAACGGTGTAGATCCATTATTCACAATGAATGAAATCTGTGAGCTATTGAAAGTCACACCATTCAGAGCTAATCCTAATGCTCCACTTAAAGTTCCACTCACAAAGAACGCGCCTGCTGTACCTGGAGTCACGCAGTTCAGAGATACAACTTCAGTCACTGTGTAACCATTGAACACAGCGATTGATGTTACTGTACCATCGCCTACGTTACCTGTTCCTGCTGTTGCAGCACCTGCTGATGCATTGACTAAACCAATAGAAGGATCACCAAAGCTATAGAACCTTGGAGGTATCGTTGTGAAATCAGGATAAACGTTCCAGTTACAAGTGAGCTTTACTTGCTCTGTTGGAGAAAAAGTATATTCAGCCTTACCGTCAGCTGCCGCTAGATAAACGTTAAAATCTTCAGATAAATCAGAATCAGGTAAAGAGAGAGGATGTAACTGAAGTAATCCTGCTTGAGAGACTTGTGAGTAACCCACTTGAGAGTCGAAATAAAATAAAGTGTTAGGACCTTGAGTAACAAGCTTATGCATGGGGAATATAATTTTCCAATTTTCTTTAAACTTCACTTCTGCAAAGCTTGTGACAATGGTGAACTTATGGCCTGATACACGATGATCAATCGGTGTCGTCCCCAGCTGGTCTGATTTCAGCTCTGCAAGCCCTGTTTCATTTTTGACAACGACGTTGCCCAGTGTTGCGCCTACGTCAACACCTTTATAAGTCACCCGACAAGGTGAAAGTTCAAACTGACTTGGGTTAATCGTTGAATTGCTTGCACTCATGTTTTAGTCCCCTTTGATCAAAGCGGTTGTAAATTTTCTATATGCTCTACTTGTAACCTTAAGCTCACTTCTTTTCTAAAAACTGCGTCTGATGCTTTCTCATCTTTGATGTTAATCACACCACTAAACTGGCAGTTTTGAACTCTGGTAAAGAGTCTCACCGAACCGTCAGAATTTGTCAAAGAGCTCTGATGTAATATTTGTGCAAGAGCTGCTTGATATCTCCATGCCTTTTTCACAATGCGTGCTTCAATCCGATCCTCAACAACAACTGCTACAATCACCTCGCACATTGCGTTAATATGGTTCGCTCCCATAGTTTGATCTCGCATATCGAAATTTTTAATGATCGTAAATACGGCAGGCGCACGATATCCATGAGCCTTTTCATATTGAAAATATTCTTGAGGAGGATAGGTCGTTACAATCGGATCATTTCTTTCTTGCCTCACGTCAGCCAAAGTCTGAGCGATATTTGCTCGGATTGTATCTTCAATCAGACTCACTGTCGTTTCAGCTAGCCAATAGGCATTACCCATAATTAATGATCTCCAAAAATAAACTTCACTAGCTCTTGTTTCATTTCATTTAAAGATGCATCTCCAAACTCCATAAAAGGTCTTTCTTCATTCACAAATGCAGCATAATCAAAAGGTTTTCCTTCAGCATTCGATGCACCTTCTGCAATAAAAATCTGCATGGATGTTGGAGTGAAAAGCGCTCGATGAGCGGACGTCCCTGCACTATCAAATGGAGCTCCAGGACCGATGACAGCGCCTGCTAAAGTTCCAGTCCCAATTAAAGTCTTAGTACCTGAACCAGGCCAACTCTTCCAACGATCACCATCTCTTTTTTCACCACCCCCGTAACGCTTGAGCTTATATTTCCTATAAACATCTTGTAAAGGCTCCCATTTGCCTCCTTCAGATGCGTTCTCTGTTTGAAATCGGATCGTTTGTAATCTTTGATAGACTTTATGAATACGTGCAAATCCAGCTTGTGGAGCACGAGTGCGATCAAGCATTTGTTTGATCGTATCTGAAAAGTCATCTTTGACTTTTTTTAATCCATTACTCATGGCATCGATCTCACACTCCCAATGACATTGCCAAATAAAGGTTGAAGCGCTTGACCTTGACGTGTTTGATAAAATTCAGTTCTCGCGTCGAGTGCTTCTTTTCTAAATGTCTTTGACATCTCTAAGAATTCATTAGTCTTTGCAGCTGCATCAGGATTCGGAGCATCTTCCACTTTGAATCCAGAAGATAAATAATCTCTCCACTTCATAGCCATTTTCAAATAAGCTTCAGCTGCTGCATACTTCTTACACGCAGGGATAAGTCCATTTGAAACTTGAGTGACATCAAAAGTACCTAGAGTCCAGAGTGCTGCCTGTTGCAAGAAATCATCGAGTTCTGAATCTAAAAACCATTGGATATAATAATTGGCTTCTAACAAATCTCCGTCTATGGGAGGAGTTTGTAATATAAATTCACCATTATACGGATTATCAGCTGATACCGCTGAAGTTGCCAATAAATTTCCGTTAAGAAATACACCAGGAGTTTGCAAGAAGTTTGTGACTCGACGAAAATCAAATGTTTTAAAACGAGTATTAGAGCCATTCAATTCTCCAAAGACTTGCTTTCTAAAACAAAACCGATCGGTGGGACCATCACTTAAGAGTATTCTTAAATCCTGTTTTGCAGTTAACCATGCCATTATAATTCTCCTAGTTGTTTCAAACAATCATAAAGAGTACTATTTTCTTCAATGACAATATGCCTATAACCGAGTTTCTTCAGCTCTTTTTGTTTCTCATAGGCTACAATCGATTGATGTTCAGATCGTGGCTCATCGACTAAAAGAGGTCCTCCTTTTGCATGAGGATAAATCTTACTCACAAATCGATAATCGATATGAGTATTTCTTGCATAGAGCTTGTCTGCTTCTTTAAACTTATAATTTCGAATGAAAAGATGACTCTCTGCAATTCGATCTGCGAGACTTGTAAATTGCTTTTTCGATTCAAATCGATTCACTCGATTGTCATGCGAAGAGTCCATTTCATTTTGAACTTCTGTCGTTTCTACTTCTACTTTTTTTCCGGATCCTTGAGCGATCACTGTTCTTTTCCCCATATTTTTATTCTCCTTGAGTTGAATATAAACGTTAGGCTTTCAATTGTCACTGAAAGCCTAACGTATTTTGGGGAGAACAGTTTATACAGTACCGTCAGAACCCTGCCAGATGAAACGTGGATCGATGTAGTCGGCGTTTCCTCTCATTGAACATTTGAATCGAATGATGTCTCGATCAAAAGATTCGCCAGAGGTAGGAGTTTCTTGTACGACAGAAGCACTCTCACGTGTTTGCACAACAAAGAATGGCTTCTTACCATCTAAGATGTACCAAGCACTTGAGTTGTTATTGACCGATCCAGTGTTATCAAACATGAAACGAGTCACAACTGCCTTTGCGATTGACTCAATAGGGTTGATCGCAAAAGTATTCCCAGTATCACCTTGAGTGCTGCCTGGCTGACTTGGATAGAATGAAGAGTTTAGAAGCACTGCAATATCAAATCGATATTTTGGTCCGACTAAAATCGTATCAGGATCAACCTGCATTTTTAATCCAAGTAGGTTCAACTGATTCATCAAACCAATGAAACCGTTCTGAATATTAGGCTGAGTCAGAGTTCCATAAGAAATCGGTCTGTTAGATCCACCACCTAAAAATGGAGCTGCACTGGTTGTGAATGGATAGTTCGATTCATAACTTGGCTTAGTTTCAGTATTCGGTACAATTAAGCCTGCATAGTTTGCCAAAGCTCCACCAGTAAATACTCCAGCTACTTTTGCCATGACGATCACTTCCATGGCTAGTCTGCAATATTCACCGAGTAAGCCTGCCTGTTGAGCAAACTGTCCAGTCTGGTCATCTTCTAGCAATTCTTTTTCAACTGCAAAGATGGTTCCATACTTACGATTCACAAGCTTAATATCTAGACCAGCAGCACGAGACTCACTATAAATCTCTTGCTTACCGACTTCTCTCATGAAACTCACCCCATGCAAAGGCGCATAGAGTTCTGTATCTCTTGTAGAAGCCACAGTCTTAGTCCAGGATTCAAAAGTTGTTGGAACAGTCATATACATACTGTTAACAATATTTTGAACACCTGCACGTAACACTTGAGTGAAAGTAGAAGCTGAATCTGCCTCACGCATCGCTACTTCAACTGAACTAAATCCACACTTTTCGGCTACTTTTTTCCAACTGAATTTAGATTCCATGACAGGAAATGCCTTTGAATCTGCAAAGTCAAAACCATGTTTTTTCTCAAATGTTTTTCTAAACCCACGCATGAATTCATTATCCCAAGTCGCTTCTTTCAAAGCCTGTACGTTCTTTGGAATGGCATGAACTCCTGATTTTCTATCCACGAATGCAACCGTTTTCCCGGATGTATTCGGAATAGATGCTGACTCAGACATCTTATCTATTTCGTTTAATGTTAACATATTTTTACCTTTCCTTTAGACGTGTAAATCACTGCCTAGGTTATATCGAGCGCCAACTAGTACATCACCGCTTAGACCTGTTGCAGCTGAAGTAATCGTTCGGCCTTGGAATAAACCAATTGAACTTCCTCCTGCAGCTGATGTGACTGTTTGAGCATCAGTTGAAGTCAGATAAACTGGAGCGCCTGGAGTATAATTCTGTCCAGAAGCAAGTTTAAGTGATGCGACAACTCCATATTGAGGACCAGCGAAATCAGAGAAACCTTGTGAGGCGTCTACTGCTGTTCCAATATAAGGAGACTTTGCAATTCCACTTACAACAGTTTGTACGGCTACTCCTAAAATGAAAGTAGAATCTCCGTTACCTGTAACTGGTTTTAAGATATTATTAGTTGCGTCAAAAGAGAGTAAATCCCCCTGATTATAAGTCACAGCTGTGCTTAAAACAGGTAGAGCACTTGCAAACAATGACTTCGGTGCTACCTCTCTGACAATATTATTAATCGGTGTAGTTGCCATTTTTTATTCCTTCCTTCAAATAAGTTTTAGATCAAACAATCAGAATAAGATCCTGACGATTTTTCTGATTCTTTAATCTGTGTTTTTTCTGTGAAAGCATAATACGAATCAGTAGATCCTTCCGATCCTGCCTCATACGCTGCCATGAATATTTTATATGCTGAATCAATATGTTCCTTAGAACGTGGAGCTCCAAGTGCTTCTCGGAATTTCTTCGTTGCTTGAACAGGTTTTTTTGATTCTGAGAGTTTCTTATCTAAGTAATCTCTCATTTCATATTTTTTTAAATCTTCTCTTAGCTTTGCAATGTCTCCATTGGCTTTGATGAGTTCACGCTCGAAGTTCCTTTTGCTCTCCATTTTCTTTTTACCATCCAAACCTGGAGGGAGTGACTGAGCTTCTTCGCTTTTTTCAGTAGCTTCTTCATTCTTTTCTGTAGACTCAGTGGTTTCTTTTTCATGTTGAGACATCTTCTTTCCGATAGCCATAGCTGTCTGTAAATGTTTACCTGCCGCTTCATAAGCAGCTTCATGCTCCATACCTTCTGAAGTATGATGTTCATAAGCATGTTTACCCATCTCCATAGCTTCAGCATTATCAGCATGATCATCACCTAAGTATTGCTTGATCATTTTAGCAAAAAGTGCCTTATCTTGGTCAGCATCTGCATGATCTTCTGTCGCACCATCAGATGGATCACCATCTTTTTTATCAGCTGGAGTAGGTTCTTCTTGAGATTCCTTTTTCTCCATTTCTTTTTTTTCCATTTCCTTCTTTTCGCACTTTTCCATTTCTTTTTTCATAGGCCTTTTCTCCATTTCAATCATTTGTAATATTTTTCCACCTGCACCTGCCTCTGTCACAAGATCAACTGAAACTGCATCCTTCAATTGATTGACCACTCGAATTTGATCAATTCCCTCCTCTTGAGCTTTTTGAATTTTTGGCATAACAGAAGGCGGAATATTTGCTTGTGATGACATAAATTCTTGTAAGGAAACTTCGTTCGCCTCTCCACTTGCATTAATGGATAGACCTACGAATTCAGAGTCAGGAAATTTATTAGAGTATTCTAAAGAGTTTTTTAAAACAGACTGAGCCCACCCAAAAGAAGGATCGGTCAGCGTAACAAGATCTGCAACTAACATCCCTCGACCATCAGATCCCTCTTGATATTTCACATTTTCAAAATGACCTAAAATATCTCGGGTTGATCTTTCTGGCCTGGTATTTTCTTCAATCGTTGTGGGATGATCAACAAAACATTTCTTTCCTTCAAATAAAGAAGGGCTCGATTCTAACGCTTGCTTTGTATAAAAAAAACAATCTTTCAAATTCCCTAAGCCCTCTTGAATGAGAACTACTTGGAACTTACTTCCTAAGCCAAAGCTTGCTTGAGCTTCTTTCAGTCTGGTCCTGATTTTACCAATCTTAATATCCTTCATTTTTTTTACCTCGAAGGACTTGCGTATTGGATGAGCTCGAGTCTGCTTCTGACTTCAAACCGATCATTGGTTTAATTTTCCCACCTTTTGAGAGTAAAGATAAAGGTGAAGATTGAGTCTCAGATTGATGACCCAAGCTGGTAGTACACACAGCAAATGGATCAACGTCTTCACCTTTATCCTGCACGTCATGCACACAATCTTGCCATTTTTTAGAATGATCTGCTTCATTCGATTGGTACATCAAAATTTGTCTTCGTTTAAGCTCAAGATCATTCAATTTTTTCTTTTCATCATCTGCAAGAGGTCTCTTATCGAAAAAAGCATCATTATGAATTTTTGCAATGTCACTGCCTACTTTGAGGCGTGCTCCCATGCCACCTGTATAAGTCGGTGTTTTTTTATCATCCGATGATCCGATCATGCCTCCACCTGGATGTCTTCCAGAACCAGGTCCACCTTCTTTGGATTCATCCAGATCTGCATGAGGAAATAAAGATCCTCCTCTGAGAATAGGATAAGTTGAAATATGAGTAGGTCCACTAATCGGCCATGAACTTTCATGCTTCATGAACTGTTTTTCCTCCCAAAAGTTCAAACTCAAGTTTAGGCCAGAACTGAATCACTACTTCCACTCCAGCCTGTTCATTGGATCCAGAGATTGCCTTCTTTTGAGGACACATCGCTAGATCGTGAATCTTATATCCCTCTTCCTTTGCAATCCGCTCGATTTGCTCGAGTGACTTGCATTCGAAAGAATTTTTCCACATATATTTAGTCTTTTGAATGTTCTTTCTAAAAGCGATAGACGATTGATCTGCGCTTTCTAAAAGGTCATCATTCTTTCTTCTCCATTTATCAGGGTTCTTTCTGAATTCGTCAAATGTCGGAAATCCACAGTTTTGAATAATGAAGTGCAATCCTTCGTCTAGTCCTTCGTCATTGGTTTCTGTCATTGGTCTTAATCTCCTTTTTATCTTGTGAGTTCATCTGACCTGGCTTGGGCAATGAAGGTAAAGGTGGTACTTTAGGTTGCGAAGTCAGAGGTGAAGAATTTTCTGGATCGGGAGCTGCATTTGTTGAAGCTTTTTCTTTCTCAGAATTATAATCGTAATCAGTAATCCCCAGTTCTTTCGCTGCCATTTTTGCAGCTCGCTCTTCACTCCACCATCCTTGTTGTTGACCCATTGCAAGATCTTGAAGTTTTTGAGAACGATCTTGAGTGATGATTTCTGGGAAAATCACGTTACAATCCATGATAGGAATGCCCGCTTCTTTCATCAGCCTTGACCAGAGATTTTTAATGACTCGCTTAATCACTTCTCTTCTCATCTCCATTTTTTTCGCTACAGGCTCAGTTGCTACAAGCGCGCTCGCACGTGTAGTTCCACTCGATAAGTGAGTTCCTAAATAGTTAAAAGGGATTTGAGTTCCAGCACAGATGAGTGATAAACAATAGAGAAACGCATCACTCATTCCTCCACCTACGTTGCTATTACCTAAGTACTGCCTACTAATTGCTTTTGAATGAACGAACTCAGATCCTGCAAAAGGAATAGTCCCCAATGCCGCTTGATTTTGAACGTATGCGTCAATGTCAGCTTGATTTCCTTCAATCGTTGTATCCATAGACCATGCTGATACTTTCTGAAGTGCAACAAGAGAGTAGTTCACTGAATCTCTGAGGCGTTTCAGATAAGACAGAACAGGGAATAGATCGGATCGTCCTCTTTTTTCATTAGATACTTTGTTGATGGCAAAGTGCAAAATTTGATCTGCTGGGATCTGCTGATAGATAAATTTCAAAGTAGGCTGAACACCTGATAATGGATTCGTTGGGTTAGGAGTAGAAGTCGTATAAATCTGATACTGAGTTGGAGTCAGCCAAACATAGAACAGCTTTCTTGTAATATCTTCTGGATAGGTAATGATCTCAATCATGTTAGAAGGATCAAGGAGTCTTACGCGTGGAATGATCCCTACTGGGACTTTATCCCCAGCATTCAGTTGATAGACAATCTTTGTTTGATTGTTAGGTAACCACCAGAATAGATTTTCTCCATAGATAGATAACTCAGTGCAACAGTCTTCAATTTGTTTTTGAAGATCATTCACCTCTTCAAATGACTTCCAGGTAGCCATTGCTAATTTTCCGTTTCGATCTGAAGTATCACACTCGACTTCAAATCCTTTGCCGATCACAAAATCTCTGGTGATACTGACAATCGCTTTAGCTATCGGATCATAGTGGTAGGCATAGAAGCATTCCGAATGCATTCGGATGTAGTCTTGATAGTAATAGAGGTTTTTATAAAATGGACCGCCCAGTAGTGGTGTAAAATCTTGACCTAAGAATCCTCCTCCAAACTCACTATTGAAATCACTTCTTGCAAAAACATCGAGTTCTCTAAAATTGAAATCCTTTTGAGATCCTTGATCAAATGCTTCTTTGAAGTTTTGAGCATCATATCGTCTCGACTTTAAACCATCTTGAGATATCCCTAAAATTCTAGCATCGAGTTCAATGCTTGGATTTGCTTCTAAGCAAGAAAGCATCTCCATAGTACTTCTTGCTTCATAATGCTGAGTTGGATCGGCAGGCTTATAAGAAAAATCATATTCATACTTTGATTCATCAAAGCATTGGGATGTGAGTAGCTTTGATCTTTTGATTTGATCTGGCGTCGGATTTTGGGTTGAACTTAAGGGCATTCCATATTCATCTGTTAACATTTCTATTCCTTTCATGAATCCAACCATTCACCGAATGACTTCCAATCAGGTCCTTCGACTTCGTCTGTTGAAGCCACTGGAGCCATTTGGCAACGACAATTTCTATGTGCTGGAGCAGAAGTTGCGTCACACTCATCCGCATCCAGCTCTCCACTCTCTAATTTTTCTTCGATCTCACTTGTCGTCAGTCCATTGCGCTCAGCACAACAATCGTCTGTTCTGTCATCTAAGATCGCTACCCAAACAAACTCTTCAATCCCTAAGCTCTCAGCCGCGTCAATCTGTCCGTCTCTCACTTGTTTAACGAAGTCATCTGTCATCTCTTGAGTCATCTCCCAGTCGTAAGCCATGTAACCTTTTTCTTCGTCAAAGGTCGGACCTTGTTCATCAAATCGAGATACTGGAAGTTCTGTTTCTTTATAGGCACTTTGAACTAAGTCCCAGTCTGCTTGATCAATAAAATCAAGACTTATTTCTTCTTTGTCAGTCAAAGGCTGTGCTGCCTCTTTGAGTTTAGGCAACTCGCGTGGCGGTCTACTGTAAGCAACGATATTGGGGAAAGCCTTTTGAACTTGAGTTACAATTTCTTTAGGAGTTTTCTTTTGTATCACGGCGAGTCGGTAATGATCTAAGATCTTCGATCTTAAACGCATGAGGCTTAACCAAACTCTTTCAGTGAGATCCTCATCTGAGAGAGTTGTCTTATGCTCAACTTGTGTGATCTTATCTTTGAAGTCTTTTAAATGGTTCTCAGATGAGTTGAGTCTTTTTTTTGTTGCCTGGCCGATTGCTTCTAACTCTGCAAGAGCACTCAAAATAAAACTTGCTCTTCTCATCTTCTGAATTCTTTTTACGATCGGATAAATGATATGAGAGAAAATGTTTAAAGTTCTTGATTCGAGTTCTTGAGCGGACGATATGGCAGCTAAGAAGTTTTTTTCACTATTGAGAGCAATATAAGATACGACACCCTCAATCTGACTTAAAGCTTCAAAAAGAATCCGACTCACATCAGTTTGAGTATTGTGATTGATTCTTTCTAAAACCTTGTCACGATCTGAAATAAATCTCACATATCGAGATGAATCAAAAAGTGTCCCCTTTTTCATTCATGATAGCGTAAATAAGATTTCTGATTTTTACAAATGAGGCTCAGTGATTTAAATAGTATCTTTTCTTCTGAAACTGAGTCCCATTCCCTTGATGCACGCTGTAAGCCTTTTTATATCCTACAGATTTCACACTGCGCTCTACGTTCTCATTCAAATCCCCATAAGGGTAAGAAAAATAATCCATAGGAAAAGGAGGCATGCACTCTCTTACAATTTCGTCATAAGAAAGGTTCGTTAGATTTCTATGAGACCAAGTATGCCAACCGAGTTCACAATCGAAATTGATCTTAAGATCCATAATTTGATCCCATGTGCAATACCGCTCATAAGGCACTCCATTGACTCGATCAAACGTATTGTCACCGCCTACATGATCGCCCATAACAAAAAGAATCGTAGGCATGGATCGATTGAGTAACAAATCTCGATTCTCCCAAACATTCAAATAAACACCGTCAAACGATAATTGCTCTTTGCAGTTTTTAATCTGGTCACGTGTATTGTAATTCGAGTGTTGATGCGTGCCTACATTATGAAGGAGTATCATTTTTTAAATACCCTAAGCTTCTGTGTGTATTCACGATAAGAAAATTCCTCTTCATGAATCTGAGCTGCTTTGATCTGATTGATCTCTTTCACTTCCCAGTCTTTGATATTGCAAGTGACGATGATCCGAGATGAATGATCATTGATCATTTTTATAAATAAAGGGTAATCATAATGGTAATACAGAATACCTGTTGCAAGTATGAGATCATATTTTAAGACTGGATTATAATTCTCTACCCAAGATCTCCACCTCGATCGAGCTTGAGAAGATAACTCATATCCATATTTATTTTGAGAGGGCAAACTCTCTGTAATCCATGCTTCACCGCATCCAATATCTAAAGCATTTTTATACTTAAAACTACCGAATGCATTTTCATATAAAATGTAATTCGTGCATATGTCTAGAATCTTGTTTTTCCTTTTCAGATCGTCCGGATTCTTTTTAAATCCCCATGGATCTGGAACAGAATATGGTTTTTCAATTTCTTCTACAGACTGCATGAACCACCTCAAATGTATGGATTATAATAAGGATAATTTTCTTTTCTACATTTCTCCATGAGTTCTTTTTTATTTGGATCCTCACATTGAATCTTCTTAAACTCATGATAGGCTTTATCTTCTTTACCATCCCATTCTTGAGTCCCTTCAGTTCCTAAATGCTGAGCTATCATTCCTGGAATGATATAATTAATCAGACCCAATTCTTTCGTCACTCGTTCAGCTCTTAATCCCCACTCTACATCTTCCCAGCCATATAAACCAAAATCTTCTCTCAAATATCCGATTTGATGATGTAGAGCACGAGAAAATATCTTAGCTTCTATAGGCATCGCTTGAACGATAAATCGATCCTCATGAATCTCACACTCTTGAGTTCCTTCTAAATCTGGTTTTCTCCCTCGATATCTTTCTGGAACATGCTCGATAGGTTTTGAATAACAAGAAATGATTCCTGTATTATGAATGAATTCAATATGGTCAATCCAAGTCTTTAACCAATTTTCTGGCATCAATCGATCACATCCAGTGATTACAATATAATCGCCAGTCGCGATTGAAATCCCACGATTGTATCCTTTTGCAACACCTAGATTCGATTGATTGAGTATTTTAATATCTGCTAGAGAATTGATGAAAGAAAGATCATTCAAATGCACATTTTGTGTTCCATTATCTACCCAAATAATTTCATTCAATAACGACTTCTTATCTCCGCATACTTTGTAATTATGAGCTAATGCTTGATCTACTATATCAAAACGATTATGCGTCAGAATAACCCAAGATATTTTCATCTCACTCCTTATTTAATTTAATCAAACCAAAATGAAATCCAATAATAAATAGTATAATCATTACACCCAAAGTGAGCAGTAATGCACCTAGTCCAGGCCTAGGTCCAGCATAACTCGAAATATATCCAGCTCCAGCTCTCATTAGTTCCCCTTCTTTTCACAATAGACTCCATTACTTAAAGAAAAGCTTCGTGGCAGTTTAACTACTGGTCTTGACCCGTCTGGACATCTCAGATCATCAAACGAATAAGAAATAATCCAGCATAATAAGAAAAATCCTATTAAAGAAGGTATCCATATTTTTTTAGGAATTCTAATAAAATTCATCTGTTCTTTTCTATAAGCCTATTTATCATATTAAGATCTCTTCTTATTGCTTCTTGGCCTACATTAAACTTTTTCCCAATTTCTTTATAAGTTAAATGATATTTTGTTCTATAAATATAGGACTTAATGTGTCTTTTAGAAATACTTTTATATTTATAAAAAATAAATTTAAGAATTAATTTAGAAGGATTGTCCCAATCCTTTAATATAAGTTTATCATTTTTCATCTGACAATCACTCGCATCATTCCTACTTGTTGTTTGAGTAAATCAGAATAATAGGTTATGGGATAGCCTAAAGCATCGGTCGCATGTGTTGCTAAAGGATCTGATTTATCTAGCACCGCACCATCTGCGCCTTCCTTCCATTTGACCCTCTCAAAGTCCCTTTTGAGGTATTTACAGTTGAAAGGATGGTACCATAAATGAGGCGTGCCGTCAGCTGCTTTCAGCCTTCCATTCACACAATTCACGCGATCTTTAACTAAAGGATTTGACTCTGGAGTCCGATCCTCATATTTAATGCCATGTGAAGATAAAGCCTGCTTGATAATGCTATAATCTGTCTTTCCTGCAGCAGAAGTCTTTCTGGAATTACCACTTGCATCTCCTATAAGAATAACACCAGGCTTGTGGTCCTTGACCTTCGATATAAGCACCTTAGTACATTCTTCTGTATCTGTATTCATGACAGCGATCTCATCTCCGAAATAGAAGTCAGACCCTCGATTCTGAGCTAACTCCCAACACATGAGACCTACGTTAAAATCAAGACCTACAACAATAGGAAGATAAGGTGACCAATGTTGACCTCGGATAGCGAATGGATTCTCTAAAGTCTGGTTATGCATTCCATGGTTCTTATAGGTCTTACCCGCTCCCATTTCTCTAAACTCAGCTAGGATCTCTTGAGCATATTCATCCTCACTCATGGATGCTTTTGCGCTTGTTAGTTCTGCTTCAGTCCACCACCAAGATTCGCTCGATGGTGCATGAAAGGTAGACCATTCATCAGGATGCTCAAGAGCGAAATCATAAAGATCTTTGAAGTGATCAAAACCATTTGGTGTGCTAAAAAAGTCACACCATCCCTGACGACGGGCAAGCATAGGTCTAATGACTTTAGTCCATAAGTCTGGATCTTGTTGCCTGACCTCATCGATGATGCAACCATCTAAAGTCTCAGTTCTTAAGTCTTCATAGTTCTGCCCTGATTTAAAAAAAAGAGTAGATCCATTTAAAAGCCTAACCCACCTTTCAGATTCATTCTTATCTAAGAATATTTCTGTTTTTCGAATGAGGTCTATATATCGATTGAATGCAACTTCGGCGGCAGAGTAGGTCTGTAGCACATACCAGTAAATACCATCATCCCTGCCTTGCAAAGGACGATAGATCATCTTATCTAATCCAAATGTAGTCTTACCTGATTGCCTACCCCAACAAGCGACATTGAAACGAGATTTAGATTCACTGATTCGTTTCTGAGGTAAGGTCCTTCGTCTCATTTTGAGTTGTAGGTGCAATCTCATCTCCCCATTGAATCTCTACAATTCTTTTTATATTAGATTTTATTATAGTTTTTTCTTCTATTTTATCTGCATAACCCAAAATTTGTTTAGAGAGCCAAATCATCATGGTGATGTTACCCTCTTTACACTTAGCCCACATCATACGCCTTAGAGAAGATCTGCCGTTTTCTTTCCCCCTTTTTATAACTGCCGCATAACGTCGCTCAAGCGTGTCTTTAGAGCATCCTAAAACAGAGGCAATTTCATCGACAGTGCAATTAATCGCAGCGAGAGATTCGACTTGAGTTTCATCGATTTGAAGCTTAGGTCTCGCCATGGATTCTCTCAGCTTTCTTTCCTGTGTACTTCTGCCATCGTTCGATAATGACAGCGCAATAATGAGGATCGAGCTCCATCATGAAACATTTTCGATTTGTTTTTTCGCAGGCTATGATAGCAGTACCTGAGCCACCGAAGGGTTCATAAAGAGAATCATTGATTTCTGTATGATTTTGAATAGGTACTTCATAAAGGATTACAGGTTTTTGAGTAGGATGTCCTGTCTTATCTTCTTTGGATCCACCCATGATATGGTTAGGAGGAGCGGCATCCCATACAGTCGTTTGCTTACGATCTCCTTTCCAATTCGCATCACATCCTTTTTTAACTGCATACCAACATGGTTCGTGCTTAAAATGATAAGCGGATCTTCCCATAACCATGACTGATTTATTCCAAATGATTTGTTGCCTTACCTCGAAGTTGGATTTTCTCAGAGACTCCATAACAACATCAGTGAATGAGCTCGCATGCCAAACATAAGCAATCTGTGCAGGAGCGATAGCCCAAACATCATACCAGTCAGAACGATCATCATTCATCACTAAATTACTATTCCCTTGACCTAATGCTTTATCTCCTAAAGCTTGATCCCTCCAGGATTGATCTAATTTCACACCATAGGGAGGATCAGTGACCATAAGAATAGGCTTCTCACCATTCATCAGCTTCTCAACTGCATCAATGCTCGTACTATCCCCGCACATGAGCCTGTGATTCCCAAGCTTCCAAATATCACCTAGCTTAACAAATGATTCTTGAACTCCTGGAACATCGTCCTCATCACATTGTGGCTCTATTTTTTCTGGTTCTATTTGAAAATTTTCGATCCCAAGTAAATCAATCACAATATTCGGTAGATTTTTTAAGTCATCGCGTATAGCTGGTAGATCAAGCTCTGCCCATCGAGCGATGGCGTTATGTCCTACAGCGAAAGTATATTCTTCTTCTTCTGATTCAAAGTCCTGATAAATAACAGGAAGGTGACTCATACCTAATTTCTGAGCGGCTTCAATTCTACCATGGCCGCAGACTAAAAGCCCAGTTCGATTTGAAATAATCAAAGGATCTCTAAATCCCTCTTCAATCATGAGACACAGTCTATCAATCTGTTCTTTTGAATGTTTATTTCTATTTTTAGGATTAATTTTAATTTCAGTAATAGGTATAATGAGTAAATTTTTTGGATCAATTTTTATCTGAGATTTCATATTAATATCTCTTTATTCTGGTATATAATCCACTCTACTCTGACCTCTATTTTTTTTCATTCTAAAACAATTGGAGCAGATTTTATTCATGCCTTCTAGATTTTTAGAAGAAGTGAATTTTATTTTACATCGAATACATTCATGAGTTCTACATGACTCACAGAGTCCTGATTTATGTTGAGTCATCTGAGTACATTTTTCATTCAAACAAGGATCATAGATGCGCTTGTTGGTCTGATAGATTGTTTTCAATGGGTTTATTCCTATTTTTAAGTAAAGCTAAAGCATTCATTCCTAGAGGTTGATCAAAGGGAGATCTTGGATTGAGTTTATTTTCTAATTTTTTCACTACAGCTTTTCTTTTCTCATTGATGATTTTGATATCATATTCTTGTTTCATAGAATCAAATGACTCGATTAAAAAGTTTTTGTACTGTGTGTCAGGCCATTCCAGAATGTTATTCACTGTCTCTTGAAAGTTTAAAGAGTCATGAGCTTTGTAAGTGACTACCCCTGCTTTTCTCCATTCAGGCATGTCTGGCGCTACGCATAAAGCTCCAGAATGAATGGCTTCGATATAGGCGATATTGGATTTACATCGATTGAAGTAACAATCGACCAGTGGGAAAACCATCACTTTAGGTCTTAGATCATAGATGAACCTGTTGAAGATAAGAAAATCTTGAGAGCCTTGGATCTTATATTTTTTCTCATCCATGGATGCTAGAAGTAACCATGACGCTCCACCTATAAAATGAGTCACTGCGTTGATATTTTTAAATCCTTCTTTGACAGATAAGAGATCACCATCGTGAGTATTGGATCCTCTCCAGTAGACAATGGGTTGTCTCGGCTCGATTTCTTTCTTACGGTAGGTGAATAGATCGGATCTATAGGCATTAGGGAGAATGACGACATTGTCGTTCACTAACCTTAAGCTTTGAGCCAATGCTTCAGTCGAGCATGAGACCACGTCAGCGCATGAGAGGCATTGAGCCACAATGTTCTGAGTGCTTGTAGCATGGTAATAACCAGCATTAGGGTTCCAACCAGGTAAATCAAACAACCAGTCATCATAATCGACCCAGGTAGGAACGCCACAATTATAAGCAATCTGCATAATAACCAAATCATCTTGCCGACAAGGTCTATGAAGGAAGACCATATCGACGCCCATAATGTCGGTCCATGATAATCCTTGTGAGGTGAGTTTGCATATAATTTGGATTTCATCGTTTGAGTTCTTTGCTAGATAATTCATAGGACCCATGCATCTCCAAAAGGAGTTTGGATCTCGTTCGTAAGGTGTAATAATCAGTATTTTTTTACTCATATCTTTTCTCTAAAGAATCTTTAAAAGATTGATCAATTCTATAATTAAAAAACTTAGCCATTAAAGTTAAATCTCGAATATTGATTGCAGAAGTGTCGATATCAATTTGACCTTGAGAAAGGCTAACCACTATGACAGCATCTATTTTTTCTTGACTTGAAACTTTCTCTAATATTTCTTTTGGAGATCTGGATTCTTGATTCATAAGTTTTCCTTTTTAAGAACTAAAAATATTTCATGATCTGAATTAAAAAAAAGCTCAATTTCGAATAGGTAGATGATACTCAGCCGATAAAAAAAATCATAGGTCGATTTTGGAGTGAAAGTATGAAAATGGATATCGAGTTTTTTATCCATTCGATCTTTCCCTATTTTTCTTCTTTCTGATTGATCTTTCATGTGATCGACATTGAGAAGATATTCGTCGTAACAATCGATAATGAGAGTCTCCCAATAGGCCTGTTCCTCTTGAGAATAAGATTCTTTCATTCGAATATCATGCGCGTAATGATCTTCTAGTTTTTCAAAACAAGTGACAGGTCTATTTTTATCAAATGTTTTATATTTATTTGGGATTGCGTAAAAGAGAGTTCCGCCTTTTTTCACAACTCTGAGTTGATTTTCAATGGCTGTGATAGGCGACATGCAATGCTCAAGCTGATGAGAAGAAATGAGAAAGTCATAAGTTTCATTTTTGATTTTCGATAAAACTTCACCATCATCAATCATATTTGTTTCTACAACAAATGTCGTATTGAAGTTAATCTCTGGGAAATTTAATCTCAATTCTTCTTTTGTTTTTGTATCGACATAATCAATGGTACATTTGTTAAAATGAATGGGGAATGGATTATGAAATGCTCCAATTTCAACTCCATGTCCTTTGATGTAGTGTTGGCTAATGGTAGATCGTGTGATCATGCAGTTCCTTTTCACATTTTTTAACTTTCTTTCGAATGAAAGAGTCAATATAAGATTCTTTTGTTTTAGAATCGAATATTTCTCTTGCGGACTCAAGTGTCACATAAACATCTGCAATCTCTGCAATCACATCTAAATCAGTACATTTTTCTCTTTTATAATGAAGCAGTGCGGTAATGAGCTCTGAGCATTCTTCGATGATTCTTTCGATCTGAAACTCTTTGCCATAATGAGCGACCATCAATTTCCCAAATTCGGATGTCATGGATCAATCCTCCGAATGGATCTCTTCAGTCTCAGATCACTGAGAGCTTGATCATCAGGATCTTGTGGACGCTTCTGATAGAGAGTCGAATGGGGACTAGATCTTTCATGATCGGGCCTACCGTTAGTATAATAATACATGGCAATGGATTTTCTACTCATACTCTCTGGGCATTCCAAAGGATCGGGAAATCCATGGTAAGCAGTATCTGTTGTTGAAAAGATGACCATACGATTAAAGATAGGTTCAATCGAAGTAACGCAAGAGGACATGGACTCATCCCAAAACTCGAGATTACCCTTCCACTCCCTATCCCAATTTTGATTGAGATAGATGAGTACGTTGATTCTACGGTCGAGTTTCGTTTTAGGATGGTAATTGTAGTCAGCATGGATATCCAGCTTTCCGCCTCTGACTGACTGGTGAAGGCCTGCGCCATTCAAATGATGATCCACAGTAAGTCCATGGATGCTGGTTAAAGCTTCTAGAAAATCAACAAACTCTTTCTCCATGAGTTCATGAATGAAATGCTTGATCACTGCTGGGAAATCTCTCAGATGATCTTTAGCTAGCTTTTTCTCAAGTGCGTTATCATACTTCCAGTCCATGCCCGATGGTTTAGGGAAATTAAATAAGACACTATTGAGTAAGACTGGATCAAAGATATCATCCAAGATGATGTGAGAAAAGGGCTTTGCGTGAAGGTATTTGAGATTGAGACCTTCTATTTTCGAATAGAGATCTGAGTATTGATTGTGACTGATAAAATTCATATCAAATCATCCAAATAGGATTTTCTAGTGTCCAGTCCACTGTTTTTCTCAGTGATGTTATAAAATCAAAAGGTTGCTTCCAACCTAGGTTTTCTATTTTGCGTCCGTCCAGAGCATAACGACGATCATGACCAGGACGAGCACGATGAAAGTCGACGAGCTCATAGTTCAGATTCTTCTGAAGCATTTCTGCTACAATTTGAGCTAATTTCAAATTATCTAGCTCCACTTCACCTACGATATTATATCGATCCGGAAAAACAATAGAATCTTTGTCCTCATATTGAGTTGGCTTTTTTTCTTGATTCAGTAAGAAGAGTAAAGAGTCTGCAAAGTTTCTAGCATGTAAATAATGACGCTTACCGATATAACTCTCTGAACCGTGGATCGTGACTTTCTCACCTTTTTGAATCTTTGAAATCAGCATCGGGATATATTTTTCTTTATCCTGTCTCTCTCCAAACATATTCATGGTGTTTGTAATGATGAGAGGTATTCCATAAGTACGCCAATAAGAGATCGCTATGGCCTCCTGAGCTGCCTTTGATGCACTATAAGGGTTACTTGGGAGTATCGGTGACCATTCCGCATGACTCATTCCTTCTAATGCTGCGCCATAGACTTCGTCAGTTGAGATTTGAATGAACTTTTCTATGGAAAAATCAGAGAACTGTTGATTATGCACTCGTACGAACTCAAGCATGTATAAAATCAGGTTCACATTATTTTGAACAAATGGGACTGGATCTGTAATGGAACGATCCACATGAGAGTCTGATGCAATATTGACGATATAATCTAAGGCACCGATCTGTTCTAAAAGCCTGTAAGATATAGGCGTACTTAAATCACAAGTGTATATTTTGTAACGCTCTGAGTCTTGGTAGATCCTCAGACTATCGCCTCTGTGTTTAAAAGAGTCGAGGCCAATAATTTGCCAGTCTGTATTTTTTAAAAGATGTGTAACGAAATGAGAACCAACAAAGCCCGCAGAACCTGTCACTAGGATCTTCTTTTGCATTTTTAGTGCTCCCCCATTTGTAAAGTTCAATCAGAGATCATAACATTTCAATCACTATGTCTACAAAAATCTTATATTTTGATAACTCAGCCGATTTTCAACCTTTCAATCCACAAGAGATCTCATTTAGTTTAGATGCTTTATCTCTCGTGAATTCTGAGATCCAAGCGACATTTACAGATCTTGTGAATGTGACTGCCTCAAATGGGATGATCCAAAAAACAGGTGGAGTCAATGACGACTGGGATGCCGGCTGTATCAGCATTCAGACCATTACCAGTGAAGGTTTTTTAGAGTTCATGGCAGGTCAGACGAATTGCGGATTCATATGCGGTCTATCGAATACTAATCCTAGTCCGAGTTATCTCGATGTTCAATACGGGCTTCTCTTTCAAGCAAATGGGAACCTCCAAATCTATGAAAGTGGAGTACTCATTGGAGCTTTTGGCACATACACGATCAATGATATTTTTCATGTGATGGTCATCAGTGGACAGATCATTTATCATAAAAATGGAATCACACTTTATACGTCACTCGTAACACCTACTTTACCTTTATTTTTAGATTGCTCATTATTTACATCAAACGCGATCATCAAAAATTGTGTCATATCCAATGAACTCACTCCTTATCCAACAACCTCTCCTTCAGTCATTCGAACCTCTCTGCTTTATCTGACGGCTTTCACTTCTTTTACAGTCCAAGCAACTATTCCTATGAACACATCGGTTTCATGGAATTTGATTATCGATGGTTTTTTATATTATTGGAATGGATCGGCTTGGGTTATTTCTAATGGAACTTTAGGTCAGTCCAATACAGAAACTGAAATCAATAGCAATCTGTCTTCATTTGATTTTTCATCAGGCCATACTGTGAGTTTCAAAACTTATCTGACAAGCGATGGTGAGAATACTCCGATTGTGATGAGTCAAACTATGGAGGTCATGTCTTTCTTACCTAAGCCTGCTGAGCCTACTTTATGTCATTTAGTAGGTTATGTTGAGAATATCATAGGGACTATCCCACCTGATTTTGTTTTAAAAGCATCTCCTGTTATCCCTTATTATAATGGCTCTGCTAATGTACTGGTAGGCTTTAAATCATTCTATCCACGCGTAGTAGGTCCTACAGGAGTCGTTCCAGCATCAGCAGTACAACCCGCATCTGGATATTTAGATGTGCCTTTAAGAGAAACGATCACTACAGGGCAGGTCGTTCAATTTAAAATGCAATATACGTTAGATGGTATATTCAGAGAGGTTTTATTTTATCCTGTTCAAATCCCTGACCAGGACCAAGCTCTCATTTCCGATCTTTTAATCCCCGTCTTAAGTACTTAATGAGCTGAATCAGACATAAAACTAAAGCAAGTAGCCCTACAGGAATAAAGAACATACCGAGTATAAAAGTATCCATAGCACTCCTTTGTAAAGTATAGGTTACATTTTTTTAAGTTTTTTGATTAAAACGGAATATCCTCATCTGAAAATGAAAGATTCTGTTTTGATCTAGGCGCTGGTTCACTTGTACTCATTTCTGGTAACTCAGCTTTCTTCCTGTAAGTCAGCAGCCGTATCGCATTGGCTACGATCTGTACATTCTTTCTCTCATTGCCAGATTTATCTTGATAAGACGATATTTTAATCTTACCCGAAGCAATGACCTCATCTCCTTTTTTAATCGTATGGTGAAGAGCTTCAGCATACTTATCAAAAATAATCACATCAAACCACATGGGTTTTGATTCTTTATCTTTTTGATAATCGGGCTGAGCGATACTCATGGTTAAGATCGCTAACTTATTTGGAGTATATCTGAGTTCTGGATCTGCACCCACTCGACCGGATACAATCACGTGATTAATATTCATATTTTATTACTTTCTTTTTTCATCAAATAATCTCTCAAATGAATATATTCGATTTCTGAGAGATAATTAAATTTACACCCATATTCTTTTAAAACATGTTCAGCGAGCTCAGTTCCTGTCATTTTCTTGTCCTCACAGAGCTCTTTGATACGCTGTGTTTCTTCTGGACCGATTTTGAATGAAGACTTTCTTGGTTGAATCTTCTCATGAGAAATAAAATCAGGATCTTTTTTATCATCACCACTGTCTTCAGTAGGAATACAGAAGATTTGTAACAGTGCATATTTATGAGCAATGCTCATACATTTATTCGTTGCTTTATCCCCAGTATCCATTGCTTCACCATCGACCGTAGCTTGAATAAATGAACCATCTACAGCATAAAATGTATATCGAATCGTTAATACACGCTCAGTCATTAAAGATCCATTTTTCGTCGTTCTTTCTTTATATTCTCTAGAGAGAATCTCAGGAACTGTGAATACTTCATGCTTTGCTAACAGAGGATGCAATTCATTATAGATATCATCTATCCCTCTAAATTTAAAATTCTGTACCGTATTATTTCTACTTTTAGAAATTGCACTGATATCAGTCATAATAGCAGGTATTTTTTGATAAATCAGACCATCTTTTTCACTTTGCATAATTTAATCCTCTCACCCATAACCCGCAAACATGACATTGATCTTCTGCGGAACGAATAACGTGCTCTTCTCTATCTTTACATTCAAGAATGTCGCCTTGATTATATATGATATAATAACCGATTTCACTCACTTTATATTCAGGTTCATGATTTTTATAGATACAATTTGTTTCACTTTGCATGATTTACCTCATAACTATAGAATATTATCTTCTCGAATTGGCTCTCCTGTAATAAACATCACACTTTCTAGTTTTTCTAAAATAGAATCCATCATATTAGAAGTTGAACGAGTTGTTTTAAGAAAACATTGGATCATATGAACAGTAGAAGCCATCCTGCTGAGTTCTTCTTTTTTTGATTTAAATCGTAATCTTGCATATCCTGATTCATCTTTTTCAAATTGCATAGATGACCATTGAGGTAGATGTAAAAAAAATTCCCCTTTTCTTTCTGTAACTAAAGAAATAAATCCACCACAATTATATTTTTCTAAGATTTTTTTAATCTCGGATGCAGCTTTTTTAATATCTAAATCTTCACTTTGCATGATTACTCCTTCAAAAAGAGAGGCGGCAGCGGCTAACGTAGCTTCTGCTAAATTCCGTTCACACCGCTTCTCTCATGACACACCCTACCCTATTCTATATGATATGTATAGTGTTTTATTACTCTATATTTTATAGTATCTTTTTACTATACTTTTTAGTCAGGTATTGATATGATTTAAATATGGGAGGGATTGATATGAATAACGATAAAATTACGATAAGTGAAGCGGTTGAGAGACTACTTGAGGAAAAGAATAAAGATTTAAGCCTAAGCGATGAAAGAGTTCGAGGAATGTTAGAGCAAATTTTAAAAACATGTAAAGAAATTGAATCTGATTTCGTTAGCATGTTTCTTTAATAAAGGAGATCTATATGAATACCGATATCAATGCAATTCTAGTTGTAGCTCTACCCGAATTAATTTGCTTCATCATGATCATTCGTTTGATTTCAAAATAAGGAGTAAGTATGAATCCATATGATTATATGATTACGCCTGGTGTTTATCAAGAACCTAACGGTTGGCCGATTGCGATCTTTACAATCACTATGCTCTTAACTCTTATTATTACGATGTATTTAGGAGTTCGTGCTCACGAAGCTGAGATGAAAAAAGAAGCTGAAGCTAAAGATGAGCTCTGTCAACAAATCATGAGAGACAGAAAGCTTCAAGCTCATTTAAATGCACTGATTCAAGCAGAACAAGTCATTCAAAAGAAATACGGAATCGGAAGGAAATTGATATGATTAATTTTTTACTCATTTTAAGTGTCTTAGTATTTTTTATAGCGTTATTTGCACTGATGTTTGCAGGTACTTTATAAGTTGCTTGAACCAAGCATGCCACGTGAGTCTATAAACTTGACTTAGACTCACGTGGTTTTTTTAAAACTAAGGAAAGAGGAATTATGAAAAATGTAATAAAAATGTTAACTGTAGTTATGCTTTTTACTTTATCACAGGATGCATCAGCTTCAAAAGCTCATGACAATAATCGTCAGTTCAGCGCGGCTCACATAGAGCTCTTTCAATCGATTCACAAGCTTAAGGAAAAAATGGGGATTAAAAAATATGAAGATTTTCAAAAAAGACTTCGTCGACATTTTGAAGATCTCAGTGAAAGAGGGAGTGCGGAGGAAACAATTGTTTCAACACCCGATATCGCTCAAGCAGGTGACTTCATTGTGAATGAAGAGGAATTCGAGCTCTATAGAATTCAGAAAAGAGCTTATGCTTTGGTAGAAGTGTTGAATGGTCGTACGCCTAGTCATAATATCCTATTTAGGGAAAACGGTAAAGTTATCCAAAGAAAAAAACCAATGAAAGAATTTATACGTTGGGAATGGTTTCAAAAACATTGGTCAGACCATGAAGAACGAGATCGAATTTCAGAGAATCAGAAGAAAGTGATCTCTGGATCAAAATCTGTAAGTTCTGATGCCCAAGATCATCAGTCAAATTCGGATAGCGCGAAATAACGAGCTAACAGAAACTCATAACCCAAGGAGAGAGCTCTTCTCTTCTTGGGTATTTGAAAGGATATATGGATAATATAAAATCAATTTCTCATGCTTTAGATTTAGCTCAAAAAGAATACGAGGGCTGGGGAAGTCAAAATCCAAAGAGACTTAGACTCTGGCAAGAGATGTATATTAGACATTTTATCGCTCAAAGATTACTGAATCCAAAATTTGATGTTTTAGATTTTATCGTTGAACTGACACTAGAAGAAAAAGAGGATTTATGAAAAAAAGAAAAACAATATTAGAATTCATACCACAAAGACCAGACTATACAGTTCTATCCGCGAGAGTCCCTCACGATCTTTTTAATGAGGTCAATAGCTTTAGGATCATGAAAGAATTCAGTTGGAATGAGCTCATTACAGCTTGTCTCACTCAGTTCTCAGAAGAGATGAAAAAGCTTGAGAATAAGAACTAATGGATCTCATTGAAAAAATGAATCTTATCATGAGAGACATCATTCAAAAGATACCTCTACACAAAAAATCTAGATCTCTCACAGACGAAGAGTTAGAAAAAGAGTTGATACGAATCGATAAGGATTTTCACAGAACCTATCAGGAGGACATTTATGGTACCCGATTATTATGAATGTGAATACTGTGGTGAAAAAATAGGTGATTATGAGACAGCGTCAGGAGAGTATATCTGTATCGATTGTTACACCGCTCAAATCGATGATATGAAAGATCAAGATGAACCAGAATGAGTGTGCTCACTGCAAAAAAAAGACAGCTCTGTATGAATATGATCCAGGAGAGAGTCTCTGTTTACGTTGTTGTGTGAAAAAAAATGATGATGAGCTTTATACTACTTTAGGTTTAGGTGATTCAGATCGTGGATTCATTGAAGGATTATTCATGCAAATCAAAGAAAACTTACTTCTAGGTAAAGACAATAAACCTTCAGATTTACCTCCTGCATGGGAAAAAACATTCAGAGATCATTTCTGGGACATTGTGAGTAAATAATATGATGCTTAAAAGAATCACTGTTCCTATTTACTATTTTGAAGGTCTATCTTACAAGAACATAAAAATTCTACTCCCTGTCGGATCGGGGTTCTGACATGAGATCGGCTTTCGTTTCAAACACTTAGGGGAAAGTGTGAGATGCGAGTTACATTGAGGAATTTCTTTATCCCATTTGTTTTTCTTTGAAATTCTTAATTCTCTCACAGCTATGACTAATTCATTAAAACTTTTATTGTCATAAGGTTTCACAACAAAAAACTTAAATTTCAATGACTCAAAGTATCTTTTTTTTTCTAAATCCTTTTTTATCATTTCAGGAGTCTCATGAATACTCCCATTCACTTCGATCACATATTTTTTATTTCTATTGATACAGTCAGGGATATATGGTCCTTCACAAGAATTAAATCTGTCTAACCAGTGTAACATACCCGACTCTTTCCATCGTCTTTGAAACCATCGATCTGACGCAGGCGGATTAAATTGTAAATAAGTCGAAAGATCTTTTTGGTTAACCGGTTCATTTTTTTTTAAGGCAGATCGAACTGAGCTATTCTTTCTTTTTAACTTTTTAAATCGGCTTGCTTTTCTTTTCCGCATTTTCCATTCCTGCTATGCTTAGGTGGTGAAGCTTTGAGAGAGCTTGAGCAGGGGTTATATCAAAGATATAAAGAATTGAAATACATGAGTTTTAATCTCTTTGTACATTTATCTCTTTTAAGCTCTGATAAGATACACGTATCCTAAATACAGGAAAGCCTGCTCAAAACTACAGAGGATCGGGGTTCTGACATATGCTCAGTATGGAGCCAGCCCGTCGGTCGCCTGAGGGAAAATCCCCTTGAATCCTTCAAAGGTGGAGAAACAATCTTCTCCCTGCGAATCCGGGGTATCGTCGCAGTGTGTTCGCACGCCAGGCAATATTTCAGCCCTGTATTCGCGTTGTGTTCCTGATAGCCTATCCTAACTCGTTTTCGAGGTGCACCCATGAACTTCCTTATTCACCGGCCAGCTTTACCTGTTTCAGTCTCTCAACTTTCCAGCAAGAATTTCTCTTGCAATTGGATCACGCTTCGTCTATACCGCAGACTGTATCTGTCAAACCAGATGCTATCAGTAAGCGCACCTATTTTCCGTAAGTGTACGCTTAAAGTACCCAGACCCCATAGAAAGTAAACATTTTTATGAAGTCTGGGTATTTTTTTATGTTATAAGCCTATCAGGTCGTATTTATGCAGTTTGTCAAACAGCTCTTCAGAGCATTCCATAAAAAGAAAAAGAAGAAGTCTAAATGCCCTCGGATAGATAAAAGGCAGATGAACTTCTCTTTTATGTGATTATTTTAACACTTAAAATAAATGTGTTATTTCTAATACAGATTTTCTGTACTCATTGCTTTTGCATATACATATAGAAGTTCCCATTCACTTGAACTTCAAATAAACCCTTGGATTCTGGATAGAACTGGTAATTGCCAGTCTTTAAAGTCTCAGTACAGATGTCCGTGTCATCTTCATTTTTTTCATTATAGTAAGTAAAGCTCTCTGCTACTTTTAAAGTGATATTGAAATCTCTTGGGATTTGAAAAGCCATACGAGATTGGTGAGGCACCTTGTCCTGCAATATAATGCCTATAGAACGGTCAGAATAGACTTCTTGAGGGTGATCTCTTCTTTTCTTCAAAATGCAGCTTAAAGCGAATTCTACAACGTCTGCGGTGTCATTGAAGGAGAAGATAATTCTTTGAGATTGTTTTTCATCGTTCTTTTGTTTTGGATCTCTCGATGTCTCTTTGAATGTCATACCTGAAAGCTCACTCTCTTGAAGAGCTTCCTTTTGACTCGTTTGCTCGGTGGGATGATGACAACCTAAGACGCATAGCAACAAAACCAAGTAAATTATTTTCATGTGGAATTATGCATTACATCAAATCTTTTGAAAATGTTATCTCTAGATTTTATGACTGAAAAAGAGATTGAATCTCAAATTCTGAGGTGGATGAACTTCCAATATGATGTCTTTGCTTTCAAGATTAATACAGTAGGCGTCTATGACGAAGTTCGAGGAGTCTATAGAAAAAACCATAACCCTTTTATTATTCCAGGCACATCAGATATCCTTGCAATAGCCTATAAACATCCCATTGCAATTGAAGTGAAAACTCCAAAAGGCATGAAATCCTTCTTAAGACAAATGACAGAAACGGAAAGAAATCAAAGAGCTTTCCTTGATAAATTTCATTCAAAAGGAGGCTATTCTACCGCTGTGTCATCGCTTGCACAGGCCATACGCTGGCTAGAAGCCATTAAAAATAACACATTCAAATATTCTGATTTTGCTTTACTCTATGAATAATTGACTATATTATTAAGGTATAGAACATGAAAGGCGGTACGTATGCAGAAAAGTAGAATCAATGCTCTGATCTTAATATTCATCGCACTGGGACTATCCTATTGCGATTCAGCTTCAGGACCATCAGGAGGCGCCACAAGCGCGATTATCCCTGATGCCCCCACACAACCTACAGTCTATACTCATTTCGCTTACCAGACGTCCTATTGGGCTTACAGTAGCGATATGATTGCAATCTATGGAATTGACCCGAACGATAGTAGGCTCGATTACTTAGGTCAAAATTTCGCGACTGCAGGAACGAAATCTTGTGTGATGGTCATGCACCCCAATAAGAAGTTTTTGTATGTGACTAACTGTAATTCAGATAAGATCTCACAGTACTCAATCAATGAACAGACAGGTGAGCTCACTCCCTTAAGCCC